TCAACATCCCCCTCCTCGGAAACATTTACGTCCTTCCGTGCGGCGCAGCCAAAATGATGAACCGCAATGACCTGCCCGGTTCCGGGGTAACCGATAAACTGCTCGCCCAGCTGGACCAGGAGCGCAATGATCCCGACAAAGGCGAGGGGGCTAGAATCCTGCGCGCCGCCCGGATGTATGCGATCATGAAAGGCATGGGCTTTGACGGCGTTCACATCGGCGGTCATAATATCAAATACGAGCAGGTAGAGGAAATTATCAGCCTCGGGGAAATGCTTACTCCCGATTGGCCCCACCTCATCCAATATTTTGATTATCCGATCGATAACGGGTTTTATTATTTTGAGCGCGATCTGACGACGGGACTCAACAGCGTAATGCCCGCACCGCGTCAATCCCTGCCGCTCGATGCCGATATCGGATGCACGTACGGGTTTTCGCGGGCATTCCACCAACTGATGTTTGAACCGGAAAAGAAACTCTACGGTATGATGAAAAAATTGAGCAATAGCGTGCAGGGGTCAAAACTGGAACGTTTTTTTCACAAGACGGAACACGTCACGAAGGTCATGCTTTTCGACTGCCGGGACTGCGGAGATTGCGCACTGATTGATGTCGCCTATCTGTGCCCTATGTCGCAGTGCCCGAAAAACCAGCGCAATGGCGCCTGCGGCGGAAGTTTTCAGGGCTGGTGTGAAGTCTATCCCGGAAAAAGGAAGTGCGTCTATGTCCGCGCATACGCCCGTTTAAAGAAGCACGGGGAAGAAATGCACCTGCGCGAGGTTACCGTTCCTCCCTGTAACTGGGACCTTTATCAGACATCTTCATGGATCAATTATTATCTGGGGAAAGACCATACCTCTAAGAAGAAGTCACAGAATGCCTCCGAAAAATAACCGCACATTTAAGACATCTTTCTCTCTTCTTTTTTGCATGACGGAATTTATTCGTTGAAGATTACGCCCGGATATAGTAGAAGCACCGGGCATGGGCGATTAGCTCAGCTGGATAGAGCGCTGGCCTCCGAAGCCAAAGGCCGTGAGTTCGAATCTCACATCGCCCACCAAGCCATCATTCATAGCAGTTCCAGGAAGTTCAAAAACCCGCTTCAAATAGCGGGTTTTTTTATTGCTTTTTGTTTTATGTCGTGCTATGTCGTTTTATAGCGTTCAGGAAATTTGCGGGTATATTTTGCGAATATACCCGCACTGAAAAATAAGATACCCGCATGAGATTCGAACTCGCGGCAAAAAAGCGGGATTTATTTTCATACCCGCAACAAATACCCTCATGAGGTGATTCACCATGCCACTCAATGAGATGAAAATCCGCAACGCAAAACCAAAAGAAAAATTTTATAAACTCACGGACGGCGACGGGCTTTATCTGCACGTGGCGGAAAGCGGCGGTAAACTGTGGCGCTTCCGATATCGGTTTGATGGAAAGGAAAAATTACTTGCCTTCGGCAGTTATCCGGAAATAGGCTTACTGGATGCGCGCCTGAAACGCGATCAAGCCAGAAAGCAGATTGCCAATGGCATTGATCCGGGAGCCCTGCGAAAAGCACAGAAACAAGCCAATATAGAAGAAACCGAAACCTTTGAGGTCATCGCCAGGGAATGGTTTAATAAATTCAAACATACCTGGAAAGAAAGCCATTCGCTAAGGCTAATCAGCCGGCTGGAAAAAAATGTTTTTCCCTATATTGGAAGCAAACCAATTTCGAAAATAAAAGCTCCCGAGCTTCTTGGAGTATTGCGGCGCATCGAATCAAGGGGAATTCTTCACACGGCACACAGCATTCGCGGCATTTGCGGTCAAATATTTCGTTATGCCGTGGCCACGGGGCGCGCCGAACGAGACCCGGCCACCGATTTGCGGGGCGCCCTTCCCCCTACACAAACTATTCACCGTGCAGCCATCACGGATCCGGAAAGAGTTGGCGATTTGCTCCGGGCGATTGATTGTTATCGCGGAAGTTTTATTGTTCAATCGGCCTTGAAATTTGCCCCGCTCACTTTTGTACGGCCAGGTGAGCTTCAACACGCTGAATGGAATGAAGTGGATCTTGGCAACGCTGAATGGAATATACCCGCGCAAAAAATGAAAATGAAACAACCTCATTTGGTGCCACTTTCAAAACAGGCAGTGGAAATATTATCAGAACTCAAAAAACTTACAGGATCCGGTCAATATGTCTTTCCGGGGCGTACGTCCGCGCGGCCAATGAGCAACAACGCAATTCTCGCCGCTTTGCGCTACATGGGGTTTGAAAAAACCGAAATGTCCGGTCACGGCTTTCGGGCAATGGCGCGAACAATTCTCGATGAGGTCCTACAGTTCCGACCGGATATCATTGAGCATCAACTAGCCCATGCCGTAAAAGATCCCCTTGGCCGCGCATATAACCGAACGCAGCATTTAAATGAACGAAAAAAGATGATGCAGACGTGGGCGGACTACCTGGACGGGTTGAGAACCAGCACCAAGGTGATTCCATTTAGAAACATTATTTGATGTGAAAAGCTATGACAAAAGATGAAGTCAGAGAAATACGATTGCGTCTCGATAATATTGAAAAAACCCTAAAAGAGATCGCGTGCGCTATAAAGACAGGCAGCACATTTACAACCGGCGAGACGTCCATTGATAAGTTCAGTCCGATCGCCATAAGAATGATAGCGCATGAACTAGTCAACACGCCAGACGTTTATAGTCGTAAACGAAAGGCGCGCGAAAAGGAAATCTCTGAAAACAAAAATAAGGATGATAAGGAAACCAACAAATAACGGGATAGGCTAGGAAGTCATGAGCCTAGCTGAACGGCGGCAAACCCTGGCCGCCTTCCCCTCATAAACTTCAGGGGCCGCAAAGGGAGCGGAACAATGAAAACTTATAAGAAAAATAATAAAAACCTTTCAACAAGTGATCTGATTGCTGAACTTGAAACAAGATCACTGATGGTTTTGTTCTGTAGGCTAAATCTACTTCAAATTTCGATAAACGAGTATGAAAATAAAATTATTGCACCCGGCGCACTTGACCATATCTTACTTACTCAAAATAAATTTTTAAAAGAGTATTCTGATATGCGTGATAAAAACCGAAAGGTTTTAGATATTGGTTCTGACAGTGGGCGGGAGAAATTATTTACGATACTTGGAATGCTGCGAAGAATTAAATTTGATATATATAAGAAAGAAAGTTTTGATAATTTGCTTTACGCATTGTCTTTACTGACAATGAATATATATAAAAACGTCACGCCCGATTATCTTTTAATATTAACGAAAACAGAGAATATTATAAGGGAAATAACCTGTGAAGCAATAGGATACTGGACAGCAAAGTTTGAAATAAGCATGCAAAATAAAAATAATGTTAAAGTAAGAACAACAAAAAAAATTGAACGTCGAGCAAGACTAAAAGAATGGATCAATTCAATCGATATTAAGGATTTACGGATCAGAGCACAGAATGAATTCCAATGCACAGACAGAACCATTTTGAACGATCTTCAAAAGATAAGAGATGAAGAAACGAGGATTATGCGCAAAAAGAGCGATCACGCGTAAAACCGACGTTAAATCAGTAGCATAGAGAACTATATTTTATTAAGTTATACCCAACAGGGTCATAAACCTTGTTGGGTATTTTTTTTAAAAAGGAGGTCAAAAATGTCACAGACGACAATCACACAAGATGTTGCGAACGCGAACGATGATTTCACGTTTCTGCGTGAACGCCAGGTGCTGGAAATTTTCCCTATTTCCAAAACACAGCTGTGGGCACTGGTTAAGCGGGGTGAATTCCCAGCACCGTGTAAACTGTCGGCCCGCTGCACTGTATGGAACCGATTGGCCCTAAAAGAGCATGCGCGGAAGTTAAGCACGGGCACATCGGGCGGAGGTGCGAGATGATGATTTCACCCTACTTAAATAAAAAAATGGCAATCCGGGCGGAAAAACTTCGTGAAATAGCCGTTATCGCGCGCGCGAACTCAATTTTTGAACCAGCGGACAATAACCGCAAAAAAATCGTTTATGAAGTTGTTGGCGGCGTTGCCGTCATCGTCGCCGCTGGCCTCTTGGTAAAAAACCTAAGCTTTTTGTCTGAAATTTTGGGCGAAATCTCAATGCCCGAAATTGGCCGGGCGTTTGATGCGGCGCTCAATGATTCACAGGCTCAGGCCATTGTTTTGCGAATTGACAGCCCCGGCGGGACTGTGGACGGCACAGAAGAGCTGGCCGCGCAGATCCACGCTGCCCGCGGCAAAAAGCCGATCGTTGCACTTGCAGACGGTCAAGCATGCAGCGCCGCGTATTGGATCGGATCGGCAGCGAACGTTTTTTACAGTTCCTGTCAGACGGCGCAAGTGGGATCGATCGGCGTCGTGGCCACGCACGTTGACGTATCCGAACAAGATAAAATGTTCGGCGAAAAATATACCGAAATAACTGCCGGGAAATATAAGCGCATCGCATCCATGCATAAGCCGCTGTCGGAAGATGGACGGGGCTATCTTCAAGCCCAAGTTGACGGCGTTTATTCTGTTTTTGTTGAAACGATTGCCAAGCATCGCGGGCGCTCAATTCCCCAGGTCCTGGAAGCGGCGGACGGAAAAATTTTCATGGGTCAGGCAGCCGTTGACGCGGGGCTGGTTGACGGAATCGTGGACTTTGATTCGGTTCTTGCACTGGCTGGATCACCCGAAAAAATTCAGGCCGCAAGAAAGAAGAGCATGGCCCAGGCCGCAACGTTCGAGGAACACGTCAGAAATCTATGCGCCGAGGGCGAACCCCAGCAAAAAGCTTTTCAGGCTATCAAAGAACTACATCCCACACTATACGCGGATTTTTCCGCACGCTTAAAATCCGGCGCAGAAATTGGCGAACTTTTTCCGGGCCAGAACCGGGGCCGGATTATTCAATCCTAAAAGGAGATTTAAAAAAAATGGAAAAAAAAGAACACACCTCAAAAGAAGTCGAGCAATTTCAGAAAAGCATTATGGCCTTTGTCGATCCGTCCTTTGAATCCCTTCAGGTAGAACGGAAGAACGCCCTCTATGCGATTGAAAAACTACGTGAACGGATCACAGGTTACGAAAGAACGCTTGAGAATAACCATCGGGAAATTTCAGCGTTTCAACGGCAGATAGACCAAGCCATTAGCGCTGCGGAAAATCCCCAGGAATTTGTTGCTTCGATTCGGACACTGGAAACGGTCAACGCAGATTGCAAAACGTGGATTGAAAAGACACTGGCCGTCATCAAGGAACAAGAAAAAGTCGAATCCAGAATCCGGCAGGAAATGTTTGCTATGTTACAGCAGGCCGTCAAAGCAGCGCGGCCGGCTGTCATTGAGTCCATCAATGCAAAGCTGGGAGACACTTACAACACCATAGAGGCATGGAAAACCGCATGCAGAAGCGTAAACGCGCAAGCGCCGGGAATCGAATTTACCGCCACCATGTCTAATATTTTTTACAGCCCTAACCAGACAGGCCGCATAACCTGTTTTTAATTACGGAGGATAGCGCCATGAAAATGAACATGCAGGCCTTTTCAGACCCCTTCTTGAGGACAACGGATGATGTTAAGCCCCGGATTGGTCTCACCGCTTTTGAAGAGGCGCTCAGCAAGCCGAGGCCTTCACTTACCCGGACTTACGAGTTACTACCCGACAACGAAATTGAGCAAAAACACATTCCCAAACATGCCGCCCATCTCCTGGTAGTGGGCGCGGCGGTCGGACGAGACACATCCGGGAAATGCGTCCATTTTTACCCTACCCAAGGAATTGAATTTTTGGGGCTTCTTATGGCCCAAACAGAAACTTTAGCAGCGGTCCGAACGCGCTGCTCTGCTGTGGTTCGTGTTTTTGACGTGACTAAAGCCACCCCACGGGGAACCAGCGTTTTCGCATCGGGGCCAAATCGTTTCCACATCGGACAGAAACCCGGAAGCGCCTTAGTCGGCGTTATTCGACATGTCGAGGGCGATAACCGCGCAGCTGTATTTTTCCAACGGGCGGACGATCCGCGGCCGCCGTATTTGAAATTATAAGTCTCCTCTTTCGGTTTAACCAGAAAGAAGGCCGCGTCCCAATTCGCGCGGCGCGCGTTCTCAGGCCTACAAATCCAGGGCTCACGGGCGCAAAAAAACCGCCGGGATCTTCGGTGAAAGACCCGGCGGTTATTAAAAAGCAACGCCTGGTGACGGTGCGACCCAGGACCCAGAGATTAAAAATTTAATACCAGGGGGTCTCTCAATCATGTCTCACATTTTTCACATCTCCAGCGGTCAAGCTAGACACGTTATCATCTTGACCATCATGTTTCTCTTGATCCCGATTGACGCGTATGCATACGAGGCGGCCGCGGCGCTTATCGCATACATCGGGGCATACATCGGGATAACGGGCGTCGCGGCGACCGTTGCCACGTATGCCCTGGCCGCAGCCTTTTATATTGGCATGGCGCTGGGTATGTCAACGCTGGCCAAGGCGCTGTCCGGGTCGCCGCAATCGCAAAAAGAAATGTCGAGCCGCGGCCAGCTGGTTAATACCTGTGATACACAGGTAACCCTGCCCCTGGTTTATGGTCGGCAAAGAGTCGGCGTCAACAGGGTGTTTGTCGCCATTGATGGGTTCAATAATCAATACCTGCATATGATCGGCGCGGTCTGCGAGGGCGAAATAGAGGGCCTTGCCGTTATAGATGGCGTCGAGCAAGTTTTTCTTAATGACAAAATCCACACGGATTTCGGAGATTCATTCACCTATGAATTCTTTACCGGGTCGCCTTCGCAGACGGTTTGCGCAACACTGGCAAACCTTTTCCCGGAATGGAAGGACCCTCTCAGATATACGGCTTATATCTATGCCAAGTTTACCTATGACCAAAACAAGTTTCAGGGGCTTCCGGAGCTGACCGTCGTTGTCGACGGCCTGAAAATATACAATCCGGCAACGGAGCTTACCGAATTCAGCGACAATCCGGCGCTGTGCGCCAGGGATTTTCTGACCAGAAGATCCTGCCGCGGCGGAATGGAGGTTGATGCGGCGCGGGTCAACGATACAATGATGACGGATTGCGCTTCTTACTGCACAACCAAGGGATGGACATGCAACCTATGCCTGATTAATAATAACGCGGCTGTGGATAATCTGCAGCAGATTTTGGCCTGTTTCCGGGGCGACATCATCTATTCGGGCACGGAATTCAAAATGAAGTACACCGATCTCAATTACGAAGCATCGGTGATGGACATTGACGAAAACGATATCGTTGAAAACAACGGCGTCAGCACATTCCGGATCGTCCAGCCGGACATCTTCGGCACTCCCAACGCCGTCCGCATGAAATTTGTCAATGCGGAAAAACTCTATCAGCTGGATGATTATGTCTTGTCTGATGCCGAGGCGATCACCCAAGACGGGGATTATAGGGAAAAGGAGATCTATCTGCGGGGGACCATCGGACAGGCCAATGCCATGAAGATGGCCAATTATTGCCTGGAGCGCCTTCGGTACAACAAAACGATATCCTTTGTAATGGGATCACGCGGCATGGCCCTGGAGCCCTATGATATTTTCCGCGTGTCCGTTGCGGCTTACGGCTGGGTCCTCAAGGTTTTCCGGGTAACGGAAACCACAATCACGCCCAGCGGTGAAGTTGGGGTTACCGCCATCGAAGAGCTGGCGGCCATGTATGACGACACCTATAACCTGGCCGCCCAGTCGTGGCACGATACAACCCTTCCTGACGTGCTGGACACCGTCGTCGCGGTCGGCAACTGCGCCATGGCAGAGGAAGTCTACTATTATCGCGGGCGTTCTTATACCCGGTTGAAAGTTACCTTTGATCCGCCGTCAACGTCTGTCTACCCGCAATGGGCTTATGCCGACATTTATGTCAAAATCGGCGCTGCCGGAAGTTGGACCTTCATGACCAAGGCCGTGTCGTCTTACAACATTGACCCGGTTGAAGAGGGTAAAGAATATTTCTGCGCCATCGTGTCCGTGTCCGCATTTGGCAGCAAACAGGCCTTTGCGGACGGCACGGTGGTTTCCAAGGTGGTCCGAGGAAAGACAACCGTCCCATCAGACATATCAGAGCTTATTGCAGTGGTCACCGGGAACACGATCAAGTTGTCCGCAGAGCCCGTCACGGACCCGGATATCATGTACTATGAGATCCGCCAGGGTGAAACATGGGCTGGGGCAACGCTGGTTGCCCGTCCCCTGTCCAGTTCCTTTTATTTGCCGGGTGTCCGCCCTGGAACATACACCTTTTGGATGTGTCCGCGGGACAATGCCGGAAACTATGGCGCGACTCCGGCCTCGACGACGGCAACCGTTTACCGGCCGATTGCCGAGACGCTGGAAAACACTTGGGCTTGGGACTTTTCAGTGGGAACGCTTAGCAACACAGAACAGGTCACCCATGACGGATTCAACGCCCTGAAGTGCAGCCATACGGGTGATGTGCTGACAGGTACATTTACCTCACCCATTTATGATTTGGGATCAATCAAGACCGCCCGGATCGAAGGCGATTTCGAAACGCATTTTCACGCGGGGACGCTTACGTGGGCGAACACCCTGGGGTCGAAGACATGGGCAGATTGGCTGGCCTCCCTGACGTGGAATGCCGCTTTCGTGATTGATGGCTTCGATGCGATGACGGCGGAACTATACTATGGCGAGACATCGCCGCCGACCAGTCATTGCCCGATATCGGCCACATTGACGCCTACCGTTTCGGCGCGTTACGTGAAGGTCGTTGTGACAATCAAGGATCCATCGCTGGATTCCAATCAATATTTAAAGACCCTTAACATGAATGCATACACCTCATAAGAGGGTATGCCAACGGAAACAAATAACAAATTACGAGGTGATTATCATGGCAGATCAGGAAGTTAAAATTAGAATATCGACCGATGCGTCCGGAGCCGTCACCGGTTTTAGAACTCTCCGCGAGGAAACACAAAAGACCGAAAACGAGACAGCAGGCCTGGTTGGAAAGATCAAAGGTCATTGGCTGGGTCTTACCGCGGCCATTGCCAGTGTTGCCGTCGGCGCAAATCAAGCCTGGGGTATGATTAAGGCCGGCGCAGAATTTGATGAACAGGCCGGAATGCTGGACAACCTGGCGGCTAAGTATTCCACAACTGCGGATTCCATCGTTCAATCCATGGCGGCGGCAGCCGATCAGCAGATTGCCAAAGCAGACCTGATGCAAGTTGCCCTGGGGGGCATTGCCAAGGGATTGAAGCCTGAGCAGTTAATCAACCTGGCCGATGCGGCAAGGATCCTGGGTGATGCGGCGGGTAAGGACGCAACCACGGCGCTGCAGGAATTGTCTGAGGCACTGGAAACGGGGAGAACGCGTTCTTTAAAACTTTACGCGGGGACGACGATCGACCTGAAAGATGCCTTTGGGGAACTCGAAAGCAAGTTGACAGACGCCGAGAGAGCGCAGGCCATGTATTCACTCACTATGGTTCATGCCATTAAATTGCAGAAAGAACAAACCGCAGCAGTTGACGAAACAGCCGATAAAATAGAAAAAATGGAAACAAAATGGGCTAACATGATAACACTTGTTAGTCGTAAAACTAAGAACCTCACCGTATCAATTGATGATTGGCTGGGTAAACATATTATTGGTCCGATTGAAGCGTTTCCGACGCGGGTCATGAACCTGGGGCTTGAAAACGCTATTTTCGGGAAAAAATATGGTACCGCCGGACCTGATGTTTATGAGGTTCCGCCGATCGGATCTCCAGCCAAAACAACCGATCCATTCCAGAAAATACTCGATGATCTAAAGAAGACAGCTTCCACCCGTGTTGACAAGAAAACAGGAAGGGACAACTCGGAAAAAGAGCTCGACAAGCTATGGAAGGAGCGCCTGGAACTGATCAAACAGGTGGCCAAGGCCGAGTTCGATATGGCGGATGAGGTTGAGCAGGGGGTAAAGCGATCACTGGAAGGTATTGAAAAAAATGCGGCGGAACGCCTCACCGCCGAGCGTGATATGTACAGGGATATGCGTGGATACGAAGACAGCTATTTTGCCGCCTCCGTGGCGCTTATTGAAAGCCAGGCCAAGCGATACCGGGAGTTGGGCATAGAAGAGGTCGCCATCGCCGCCTGGGTGGCCGAAGAGAAAAGAAAAGCCGGCTTGCAGCGCGATCGGAGCGGCGCCGGCGGCACGTGGGATTCCGGCTGGAATGAAGGCGTAAGGGACTGGGGCAAGGACGTCAATAATATGTTCGTCCAGGGCGAGAAGATGGCCCAAACGACGGCGACTTCCATGTCGGACAGTTTTTCATCGCTGTTCTTTGATGTCACGACCGGTAAATTTGAAAGCTTTGGGGACTACTTTACATCGTTCACCAACTCTATCCTCAAGTCCTGGAGCAACATGCTGGCGGACATGGTCACCAAGTGGATCATGAGCATCGATCAGATGACAATCGAGAAGGCTGGAAACGCGATCGTAGACGTCCTAGGGGGATTGTTTGCCATTTCGGTTCCATCGGCAAAGGGGAACGTATTTCACTATGGGGATCTTGTCCCGTTTGCCGCGGGCGGTGTGGTGAGCCGTCCCACGATCTTCCCCATGTCCCGCGGCTATGGCCTGATGGGCGAGGCAGGCCCCGAGGCAATCATGCCCCTCAAGAGGACGTCCGGCGGAAAGTTGGGCGTTTCCGCCGTTACGAGCACAGACGAAAAAGGCAACAACGAGGTTAGCGTCAAAACGGCGAACGTCACCAACAACATCTATTGCTGGGATAGTCAGAGTTTGCAAGATTTTGTGCGCCGGAACGGATCCATTTTTCAAAATATAACTACGCAAGGATTGAAAGACAACAAAACCCGCGACACATGGCGGACGTTGCTCAGATGAAAATATGAAGGAGGAGCTCATGACGAAAATATTTCTATTTCCTGAACGCGAGGCTCGAGAAAAGACAAGCCTAAATCGAACTATGAGAGAGGTCTTAATCGAAAAATACAACGCCTCGTCAGAAATGCAGGCCTACATTATTCAAAAGATGGAGGCCCCTATAGATCTTTGTCTTCAAACCGACATCGAGCTCACCGTCTCTGAGACTGATTTACCAAAATTCACCGGATTTGAAAAATCGATTCAAAACCTTACAAACCAATTTCTTTTTGACCGTCTGCATCTCGAGTGTGAACTGTATCTATTAAAAGACAAGTATGGAGAACCGCTAGAATAAAAAAATCACTTACGGCGGACAGAACCATCAAGCTTAAACGACACGCATGCCGTAGGGACAATCTCCATTGGTTTGATTGAGGAGGACACTGTGAAAAAAACAATGAAATTTGAAGACCACTTGATGGTCTCCTACTTTTTAAAAACTGCCCACCTGGCGACACTGCGCGCCTCTACAATTTTGAAAAATCGAAACGGCAAAAATAAACCACCGGCGCCGGCGCTTGATAAACTGAACGCTGATTTGTTCTCTATCCGGAACGAACTCGACTGCAAATTATATGAAGACTTTTTTCAGTCTACGGAAGAACAAAAACTCTTACAGCGCTATTTTGGTCCCCTTGATCGCAAGCTGAAGCTGATGTTCCAGGGAAAAAACATCTTCTTTTAACACCGGCAAAATAACGACGCGCTAGAATCGCCCAGGATAAACGATCTGCGAGGGGCGCTATGGATGTGAAGCGGTTATTTTAATTACAGAGGAAGCGGAGCCCATGATCAAGCAGAAACGGCATCACAATACTAAGGACCACATCAAGCAGCTGGTCCAGGAGCGTACCGAACAGGAAAAGGAAAGTATTAAATCCAACGATCAATCAAAAGACAGCGAAACGGGTTATTTTGTCAACAAAGGTTATTGGTGCAGAAAAAAGTACGATAAAGAGGGCTCCGAAATAACAATTCCTCTTTGCAACTTTACCGCCCGGATCACGGAAGAAAACATTATCGATGATGGACAGGACAGCCAGCACCTTTTCATGATTGAAGGAAAACTTCATGATAAAATGCCCCTTCCTTCGATCGACACACCCGCCGAGAAGTTTGCCGGTCTTTCATGGGTTTCTAGATGGGGATCAAGGGCATGCCTTGAACCGGGACAAACGGTAAAAGACTTCGTGCGCCACGCGATTCAAAAGACTTCTACCGACACGCCGGTTAAAACACATTACGGACACACCGGCTGGCGTGAAATCAACGGTCAATGGGTTTACCTTCACGCCGGCGGCGCAATCGGCACGGGACCGGATATGCCGCAAGTATCGGTCAGGTTGAGCCGCGAGCTTGAACGTTATCTTCTTCCCCCTTCCCCTTCTTGCAATCAGGAAAGAGCTGCCGATTTTCCGGAGACTGAAAAAGAGGCACTGGAGGCCAGCTTGGGGCTTATTGATATTGGAAGCCGGGCTGTGACAATCCCGCTTTTTTGTCTGGTTTATCTGGCACCTTTGACCACGCTTTTAAATCCAATGCCGAATTTCGGTGGGTATTTGTTTGGAAGCAGCGGCACGTTTAAAACTAGCGTGGCTCTTCTGGCGCTTGCACATTTTGGCAACTTCAGCGGCGCGGAAAGCCTATCCAACTTTGACGATACGCCGGGAATTCTGGAGAAACGATCCTTCACCCTGAAAGACACCCTTCATGTCATTGATGACTATCACCCCAGTGCCAACAGGAAGGCCGCCGAAAGCAAGGAAGGCATTGCCCAAAGAATGATCCGGGCCTATTCAAACCGGACGGCGCGCGGCCGCTTAAACTCCGACATGTCAGAACGCGGGCGCTATGAACCGCGCGGCATGCTTTTAATCACTGCGGAGGAACAGCCCGGATTAGAAAGTACGCTGGCTCGCGTCTGTATCATCGAAGTGACGGACGGCGCGCTGGATCGGGATCGGCTTTCGGAGATTCAGGCCGACGCCGGGAAATTACCCTATGCCATGGCGTCTTATATCCATTGGATCCGTGAAAACATGGAAGAGATCAGACAGGGATTCCCCGCGCGCTTTCGGGAGCTGCGCGCACGAGCTGCAGCGGAAGGCTTTCATAAGAAACTTCCCGAACAGGCCGCTTTCATGGGTTTTGCACTGGAAACAGCGGTTTCATTTTTTTGTGAAAAGGGCGAGCTTTCCCAGGAATCCGCAGCCGCTCTGGTGGCCGAGGGCTGGGCGATCTTCCGGGATCTCGCCGCCAAACAACAGCAGCGGATAGAAGAGGACGATCCGGTTTCTCTCTTCTTTGATATTCTATCCATCTCACTGATGCAAAATTATGCCAGACTAGACAAATGGCCCGGAACAACCGGTGCAACAATAGGCGGCGGTGAACAACTTATTGGATGGTATGATGCCGAATTCTTATATCTGAATCCTCTGGCGGTCTGGAACCTGGTACAACGTCGATGCATTTCAGAGAATACCCACTTTCCTTTTACAAAAAACACTTTCTGGAAAATGCTTAAGAATCGAAAAATCATCATGCCGTCCTTAGATGGTCAAGCAGCAACACCGGTCAAGATGGACGGTAAATCGAAGCGAGTTTTGAAGATTATAGACAGGGGGATATATGAAAAAGCAGTGTCTTCAGTATCTTGATAAAATTAATAATGTATCTTTATGAAATGCATGATCAATTTTGGTTACTGGAAATTTTAAAAATCAGTGTCCTTCCAGTATCCTTTCAGTGTCTGGTTACTGTTTTGGTTACTGGTGGTTACTGATTCGCAACTGTTAAAATTAGTTATTTGTCTTTTAAATTCGGGTACATCAAACATGGTTACTAAATACACTGCTTTTGAACACATACCCCCCACCCAGGTTATTTTTTTGTTAGATATCGGCGGGCGTTGAAAGAAAAAAAATGGTCGCAAAATGATGCTGAAAGCATGGATTGACGAAATAAAACCCGATGGTAGAGGCGGGAAAAGCGAAGCGCAACTTGAGCAAGCCAGTGCTCCCGGTGAATTGGCAGCCGTGAAGATTCTCCTTTCCGCACGGGACGAAATTGTCGCCGGCGGGGTTTTTTATTTCACACCGGAAACCCAGACGGCGGAGGCGGCGGTCAGTCTGACATACAAAGCCATTCTTGCCGGCGGATCGGATTTTGATTCTTTGCGGTCCGCTTGCGCACACTGGGTTGAGGCATCCAGAAAACCACCGGCAACGCCGGAGATAGTTTCACTGTTCGATGGATCAGCAAAATGAATCTCTTTGACTTAATCACAGGCGACGGGCTCACCCTTAAAAAAGTTGCCACAACACACGGCGGCGAATATGCCGGGCCGTGCCCCTGGTGCGGCGGGAATGATCGTTTTCGTGTCTGGCCAGGATCTAAGGACGGGCGTTATTGGTGCCGGGGTTGTGAAAAGAGGGGCGACGTTGTTCAGTATGTCCGGGACACACGAAATCTTTCTTACTTTGAAGCCCTTGACTTTCTAGGAATCGAAAAAACAAAATCAATCAAAACCAAACGGACACACACCGGGCCGCCGGCCTTCATGCCCAAAACGGAACCCTTGCCGCCGCCATTGTGGGTGGAGAAAGCAACGAAGCTTTTGAAATGGTCTCAAGAGCAATTATGGACACCGGACGGCCAGGCGGAACGGAAAATTTTATTAGACAAAGGATTGAATGAAGAGACGATCCGGCGGGCGGGGATCGGCCGGAATACGGGCGAACGTGGAAAAGACATTTACCGGGATCGGCGCGGCTGGGGTTTGTCTCATGAATTTCATCGGGACGGACGGCCAAAACGGTTATGGATACCGCAGGGGATCATCATTCCTTTGCAGGGTAAAGAAGGCGCGCGGCGGCTTCGTATCCGGCGCCGGACTAAAGATGATCCACGTTATGTAATTGTTGCCGGTTCGTCAATGGCGCCGCTTATCCTGGAATCGGTCAACAGCTTTTTTATGGTTGTCGAAAGTGAGCTTGACGCCTGGCTTGTCTTCCAGGAAGCGGGCGATTTGTGCGGGGTTGTGGCTATGGGATCGGCCAGCGCAAAGCCCGACGCGGCGGCGCATGACCTTTTTATAAAATCGGAGAAAATCTTAAACGCTCTGGACTACGATCCGGCGGGTGCGAGAGCATCCTGGAGATTCTGGCCGGCAGTTTACGGCGCAAAAGTCACCCGCTGGCCAGTACCGATCGGCAAAGATCCTTCCGACGCCTGGCAACAAGGAACAAATATCCGAGATTGGATCGAGGCGGGACTTGAATAAAGCAAAGGGGGGAAAATGGAAGAAAAAACATTTCGGAATTTGCAGGCGGTAGCTGTTTATTTGCGAGGTCAGGGCTGGAAGGTTTCAAAGTCAACCGTCTATGATCATCACCGGGCAAAGAAAATCAAAGCCAGGGAAGATGGTCTTTTTTACCTGGTCGACGTGGAGACTTACGCCCGGGACTATCTCAAACAGAAGAACGCACCACAGACGAAAACATCCGACGCCATACAGAGGCGACGCAATGAGGCAGAGGCGCGGAAGATGGAGGCCCAGGCGAAACACTGGGAAATTAAAACACAGGTCGCCGCCGGTGCCTTCGTGGAACGAGACGCTTTTGAACGTGCCCTTGGCGAGCGGGCGTTAATCTTCAAAAATGATCTTATTGCGTTTGCGTATACCCGCGCGCCGGAAATATGTCGCCTGGTTCATGGTGATAGTAATTTGATTCCCGAACTTACTGAATATCTTCTTGAGCAATTTGCTATTTTCTTGAACCGCTATGCAGAAGACAGGGAGTTCACAGTTCCCCAAGCAGTGAAGGCCGCGCTTGATGATTCTGAGGGGCTTGATGACGCGGACCACGAAAATGATGCTGAATATTTGGAAGACACACCACAAAGCAATGACGTTTAGGCTGTGCAGACTTTTTGTTAGATATGGGGTTTTCCAGTCTTCCAGTCCAGTTTTGTTTACCAAACCTCGAAAACGTCGGGGTGCGAATTACCCGTGATGGACGAATTCTCTAGAAGGACCCGCGACCTTTTCGGCCGATGAACGATCGATAACAGCGGATTTTGATCTCTGCCAATGTTTAATGAAGGAACGGGAACATGCAAAATGGATTGAATATGACGTGGCAAGAGCAGGCTGCAGTAAACTTTAAAGATCTATATCAAAGCGCGCTTGAGTTTCAATCTGTTGACCAAATTGCAGTCAGGTTAGATCATGCCTATGCCAATGTTCATGATTATAACGAGGCTGTCCGGACTTGCCCGGATCTGGAACCAGCTGCAAAGATATGGTTGGTTATTCCTTCATATTAAAGGCGCAACCCAACGGCAGGGCGATCATTATTGGTTTTTCTTTTTTTGTTTTTCGTATTTTTGCAGAAGCTCAGACATAGATTCTTCCAGAAGATCATTAACGCTCTTATCTAAATCGATAGCGAGCTTCTTAATACTCTTCAAAAGGGTGACATCCAAGCTGGTTGTAAACGGCTTTCTATCGTTCATGGTTAATGTATATGCATATAAAACTTAAAAGTCAATAAATATTTCTTGACATTTTTATATACGTATATAAGTATACCCACACGTGAACGATGGATCGGGTGGGCAAAGATATTTTAGACATCAAAAACTTTTGGAGGTGATTTGATGGCAAATGAATTGACGGAAGAGATATCAAAACTGCAGAATGAATTCTTTAACATACACAGTCTGGGAAATCTTTTGGGAAGCTACTATTATGAGGCTATCGAGGCCGGCAAAATCGAGAGCGACCCAAAAGAGGTCAGCAATCCCCTGCTCTCCATATCAAACATGATAATGGAAAAGGCAGAAAAATGTTTAGAGATACTCAGCCAACTTGAAGAGCTCGACAGTAAGGGACAGGGTACAATTGCGGGTAGACCGAAAGACATCGTTGAATAAAATATAATAATTGTAAAGTCTTATGATGGTTGTTCGAATCTCACATCGCACCAAGCCATCATTCATAGCAGTTCCAGGAAGTTCAAAAACCCGCCAGGAATGGCGGGTTTTCTATTGTTTAGTCCGAGGACGCACTCATTTTTTAAAACACACCCAGTGGGGGTTTACGATAACGATCAGATACGCCCGAAGAATAGCACTCCCTCACCTTCGTTGGCCCGGGTGAATTGCGTCATGGCGAATGGCGCGAAATTAATTTCGAAAATGCTGAATGGAATCTCACCGCCGGTAAAATGAAAAATAAACCAGCGCCTCACCTTTTACCGGTGTCAAAACAGACAGGTCAAAATATTGATCGAGATTAAGAGATTCACAAAACGGGCTTCGCGAAGTGAGGCCCGTTTTGTGATATCGGACATGACGAACAGAGTTCGTTACATTCTTTTGACGAAAGAACCGCGCGATTCAGGCGTCGAGCGCCTGATCATTAAACTTCCAGATATTTTGCGCGGACCTCATGGTTATTTTTAAGGTCCTCGACAGACCCCTCGTAGCCGACGTGCGCTTTTCCCATCAGATAAACACGATGAGCCAGGGACAGGGCCACTTTCAGGTTATGCTCCACCAGCAAAATGGA